ATAGCACCTGATGCAAGCACTTTGGCCAATGCATCTTTGCTTAAATTTCGGTCTAACAAATCTTGTATTTTTTTTGCATAATCAATAATTCCAGAAACTTGACTACGCAAACCTTCAAGAAATCCGCCGCCTGTTTCTTTTCCAGCGTCTAACGCATCAGAAAAATTAAACGCTTCTTTAACGCTGTCTGACACACTTTTGGCAAATGCGGCAAATTCGTCTTTTGCTTTTTGCAAATCTTCTTTGGCTTTGTCTAAGGCTTCGCCCATTTTTTCTTTTACGGCTTTAGCAAAACTTTCTACCTTTGCGGTAGCCCCACCAACCTTTGGTGTTAATTCATCTACAGCGGTTGTTGCCAATTTCCCTGCATCAGACATACGGGCCATTTGGCTGTTGCTGTATTTTTGGGCCTCTGAGTAAGCGCCTAGGCCCGCTTTCATACTGTTCATTTGGCGGTTGTATAAAGCAAATGCGGCGATACCTGCAATAACTACGGCGATGCCTACACCAGTTGCAATTTGTACCGCGGTAAATGAGGCCGCCAACGCCCAGTTCACGCCAGCGGTAATAATTCCCATTGCTTTCCAAGCGGCCATTGCAACATTGGCAGTAATGATTGCGCCTGATAAAAGCCCTAAAGTAACAGTCATTCCAACTACAACGCCAGTGTTGTTTTCGGTAAAAGTTGCAAAGTCAACTAACAATGGCAACACCGCTTCAAGCACAGGTAAAAATGATTGACCAATTTGTGTTGTTGCGTTTTTGACAGATGCGGTCAAAATCTTTTGTTGATTAGCCGCTGAGTCAATCGTGTTGTTGAAGTCTCCCTGTTGGTCAGTGGTTTGCTTCATAATCAAACGGTGGGTGGCCAACACTTTGGCCTGTTGGTCAAGTGTCCCTGTGCCTTTGTAAAGGCCCATCGCCATCGCTTCGGCTTTAACTGCGGCGTCATTTATTAAAACATTGTATTTTCGGATTGGTTCGCTTTCGCCGCGCAATGCCGCACCTAGGGCTAACGCAACTTCGGCTGGGTTAGCGTTGTTGAATGATGCCATGTCGGCGGTCAAAGTAACTAAATCGGTTGAGAATTTGCCTAGGTCATCGCCAGTTTGTCCCGCCATTTTGCCAAGTCCGCCGAAAGTAGCCGCAAAATCTAAGGCTTCCTGGTTAGCAATACCCAAAGATTTAGCGGAAGTCTTTGCAAAGTTCTGAACCTCTTTTGAGGCAGAACCAAAAATAACATTGGTTTTGTTAATTGTTTCATTTAAATCACTTGCAGACTGTGCGGCCTTATATGCGCCAATAGTGATGGCGCTGAATACCGCGGCGGCAGGTACAGCCATTTTTCGTAAGGCGAATTGCGCTTTATCGGTTGCCTTGGTAAGGGCCTGAAACTCGGCCATTGCGGCTTTAACCCCAGCAGGGTTAAATTCCGAAAGAATCGCAATGTTAATTGCCACCGTCTACCACATTTCTTTGAACATCCGCCATAACATCTTTTACTAATCCTCGCACATTGTCTTCCACCTTGGAAGCATTGGCTTCGTATGCAGGCCACATTGCGCGTGATGCTCCGCCGTAACCTTTCCCTAAAAGGTTTTGAACCATTTGACCATCACTGTTTTTTTTACCTGCCATATCAAACAATGAACCCCAACCTGTTTTTTGTTGGACAATAAAAACGCCAACTGTTTCATAGGTTGCGCCGCTAGCAATGTTTCTTTGCCTCGCTTTGCGGGTATTGATTTTGGCAACAACGCCTTTTGCAACTAGGCCGCCATCCCATCCACCAAGTTTTTTGTATGGGCGTGACCAACCCGACAACGGGGGTGTTTCAGGAAATCTAGACTTAGCGTCATCTACCATTGGTTTAACAATGTCTTTGTAACGCTTCGTGTATTGGCGGCGAAGTTTAGGGTTTATTTTGTTGATTTCTTTTAGCGCGTCTTTTACGCCATAAACCTTAAGTTTGACATTCGCGCCACTCATCTACGCCCGCTTTCCTTATTTTGTTCATTTAGAACACTAATAACTGTTTGCAGGTCTCGCGTGTCAAATTCTATGTGCGGTGGCCACCACCCTACTGAAACTAACAATTGTGCTAGTTGTTTTCGGTAAGTGCCCCGCCCGTAGGGTTTGGGTTTGTCATATCCAAAGATTCAATTTCCATGTCAGGGTGCGCTTCTAACCACAGCATTGGTGTTGCTTCTAATTTGTAACTGGTTCGCTTGAGCATAAAGTGTGCCCAAAAAACCATATCCATAATGCCGATTCCGCGGCCGTCAGAAACTTTACGGTTTTCTTGTTTTTCCCATTCAGCAATACACAACAAATTGGTTGTGACTGTGATTGGTTCATCGCCAGGGGATGGCGTTATTTTCATTACTAGTTTCATTAACTTGCCTTTCGTGTCGGGCCGTTAGGCCGTGATTAACTTGCGGTGTATGTGCCGCCCGTGAAACTTAGGTCTACTGTGCTTAATTCTCCAAGCGCACCATTCACGACTGGCATGCTTTCTAGATAGCAATTTGCCAAAGTAAAGGTTTTCGTTACAGCACCCTCAGTGACAGTGGCAACAACGGTGGTTGCTGTTCCTACAAGTGCGGCAAGTGTTGCATAGGTTTCGCTTGCGGCATATGACTGGAAAAGGGTCATTGTGCATTCGTTGTTGTAAAGGCCGCCCGTGTACAAACGGGAAGTGTCTTTCAAAGTTGATTTGTCCAACTGCTCGCGCATGTTGGTGAACACAATGGCGGTGCATTGGTCGGAAAGGTCAACCGCATTAACGGTAACCGTGGTGATGTTTGAGAGGAAAGTAGTTGTAGCCATGTGAGTTACTCCTTAGGTGTTTTCTTTATAGTAGATGGTTTTTTAACAGTATCGGTGGATTCTTCAGCGGCAATAAAACCGCCGTCAATTAGGGCTTGAATGTTGATTCCCTCGGTCGGTTCAAAAGTATCGCCAACTTTTCCTAGGCGTTCGGACTGAATTACATATTTCACAAACTGCTCGCTTCCATGTTGACAATGACTTCATAACAAGGATACATCGCGCCGCCAATCTCAATGGATGTTGGTCGGCCTTCGGTGATGGCCACATTGGCCGCCAACAACTGGGCGGTCATGTTTAACAGTTTGCGTTGAGCGTCTAGGTTGAAAGGCCCAGAAACTATGAGTTGCACCGGGAAAGTCAATTGGATTCGTTTGTTTTTCATTAGCGGGGTGCTAAATGTTGGGGCATTGATAAACGCACAAACGCCCTGGATGTTTCTTGGGTCAGTTACTACAGGGATTGCGGGTGTGATGGCTGTTAGAGCCGTTGCAAGGTTGTCTAAGGCTTTGTTTAGAAGGTCGGTGTATGCGGTTGGCATTTAGGCAACCTGAGGGCGCTGAATGCCCAACAACTGCATAACCATCCCTGACAATGCCACGGGTGGTTGGCTTCCCATCTCTGCAAAGTTTGAAAATGCATCCACTGAACCGCGTTGACGGTAAAGCGCGCCGCCGTACATGATTGTTCCTAGTTTCACATCTTGACTTGGGACGGTGGTCAGTGAGTCAAAATATCCTGACTCCTGTCTCCTGCGATAGGCAAAAGCATTGCTAGCGGCCGCACAAATAGTTAGGAACGCTTGGTCGGCTGCCGTAGCCGTGGCCACATACAACCAATCTGAAATGTCGTTGGCTGTAATCCATGTGCAAACTGGATTGTATGCAACGCTTCCTGTTGCTGAACTGCGTAAAACGCTTGTGCCAGTACATGCAAACATAACCTGATTAGGTATTGACACAAACGGGTCAAAAATTAAATCACCGAAACTGTCAACGCCTTCAAACAGATACTCAGGCAAATCCACAACTGTGAAAGTGCCCGCAAAAGGTGCGGACATCCCGCTTACAACTATTGACTGGCCGACTGCAATTTCCGATGGGGTCAGTAATTGCAGTACGGCGTAGTTGTCAACGAGTTGCTTATTTGTAACCGTGTAAGTAGCCATGGCGGTAAAGCCGCCTTTCTACTAGGCGATTGTGATGGACTGAATGAAACTTGACTTAGCAACGAAGGTTGCGAAGTACTGATGGATTGAAAGCGTACGGCCCAAGGTGGATGGGTTCTCAAACGATTGCAATGAAGCGCCTGATTCGTAGATTTCAAAGCCTGGGGCGTAAACCACGAGCATTGTTCCCGATGCAAAGTTGTTGTCAACTACGAGGGTCAATCCCATTACATCCATCATGTTGTAGCCAAGTCCGCCTACGCGACCTAGTGCGTTTTGTCCAAGTACGCCGTTAGTGGTGTAACCGAGAACTGGGCGCTTGTTTGCGTCCAACTGGCTGCCTAGTTTTTCCCATACATCAGGTGAAACACACAAGTGCGTTGGGAAGAAGTTGCTGTCCTCAGCAATTTCGCGTGCTGCGTCATACAGCGATGTAATCAATGAAGTTGGGTTGTCGGCGGTTACCGTCCAAGTAGAACCTGAAGCGGTTTTTCCAGCGACCAATGCATCCGCTGCGATGTCGTCAGTTTTAATGAGCACTTCCCCGGCGAGGTCGTTCAATACCAAATTGAGCGCGGCTGGGTCTGTAAAGTCAATGTCCTGAATTGACAAGGTTACTTGGCCTGCAACAGTTGATTTTGTAACTGTGTTTGCAGCGATAACCATGGTGGTTGCTGATACAGCATCCAATTGGTTTGTTTGTACTGCGGCCGAAGTGTGAGTTGTAATTGTTGGACGAATGAACTGGCGTGAAGTTGTTGACGGCATTGCCCTTGCGCCAAATGCACTGACCACAGGCCTCACGAAGTTTAAATCCTGAAAAAGCGGTCCGAGCACCGGGATATTTAGGAGGCCTGGCGTGTCGCCCGTAACAATATCGCCCGCTGCTGCTTGCAATGCTGTTTGGTTTTTGCGCTGTGCTTGCTTAAATGCGTCACTTACTTTGTGGTAAGTGTCTCCGCCGATGTGATAAGCGGCAAGTAGTTCTGCTGCCGATGGAATAGCAAATTCGCGTTTTGCTTGTGCAAAAACAACTGGTGAAGTTGGGATTGCGGCTTCAATTGGGGTTGCTTCGTTCATGGTTTCTGTCTCCTGTTGAGTAACTTCTTCTTGAATAATATCTTTTTCTTCGTCATCGTGTGGGATGGTTTCGGTTTCTGTTTCGGGTTCTGTGGCCGCTACTTCTGTGATAACTGCACCTGAGAATGCCGGGCGGCCAGTGACCAAACTGAGTTCAATCCAATCGGCAGCCTGGACAAGCATTGTGCCATCTTTTTGCATCTTGAATTTGGTTGGGTTTACCCCTACGGATACTGAGTCAATCACTCCGTCAAGTGCCAGGGTTAGGGCTTCGTCACCTAGTGCGGTTTTGCTGATACGCGCCGAAAACATCATTCCTTCGCCTGGGATATTGGTTCGTTCAAAAACTAAGCCAACGGCCTGTTCGCTTGAATGGTTCAAATACAATTTTGGTGCTTTGCCATCGGTTGGCAGGCTGCCTTCCTCAAAAATGACTTTTGTTCCATCACTAACCGTTGCTGAAACACCGTAGGGAACAGCAACACCGGAAACAGTGCGACTAGGTACGCCTTCAATCGCTGAGGCATCTAGCGTTAAATCAGTTGAAATAAGTTTTAGCATGATTCTGTTTTACTCCATATTTGGGTTCATTGTTGGCATTGTGTCAGGTGTTTCGGAAAAGTCGCTTTCTTCAGAGCCGTCAATTATTTCGGCTAGGTATTGGTCAACATCAAATTTAACGCAAGTTCCGTGAGGAAGTACTGAGTTCATGCTCATAGTTTGTTCAATAACCGACATGTATGAACGGGCCGCAAAAACATACAAATCCTGGCGTGCGCCTTGGTTTGACTGGTAAGAATATGAGCCGACCGAATTTCCATTGAGGAAGAATGGGATATTGCACATTCTGGCCGCCTCTTTGGATTCAAATTCAGCGGCTTCAGATAACAACATTTTTGATGCATCAACATCGGTTGGTTGCCATTCAACAAATTGATTGATGGCTGCAATTTGATTGGATTTTCTTGCTTGCTCAAATGATTGTGCAAGTTCAGAAAGTTCCTGACCTGATAGAGGTTCACCTGAAGTCTGGCGCAAAACGCCCGCTGGCAGGGCCGATGAGGAATTCCTGAGCCTTGCGTCTTGAAGCGACAATGATGTTGCAATTACTTGTGGTGATTGATAAATGATTCCCTGATTTGAACCAATGAACTGAATGACATCTTCGGTTGGGATTTGTGCACCTTGAAAATATATTTCGCTTGCTTTACCAAACGCAAAAACTGGGCCGTTCATTTGAGGCGTGTTCACCATCGCGGCAGGCAAACGTGTAAACGATGCAGGCATCCCGTCTTGAGTCCTGCTACTGCACCAAACAAAGGCTCTGCCAAAGAAGAATAAATCATCAAATACCCAACTCCAGAAGGCGGAGTACGAAAGTTCCGGGTCAGGTTGTGAAATCCATGAACGCGGCGCAATTGCAAATTCAATCATTTCGCCTTCGTTTTCATCCCAGCGTTTTTTGTACATTTTCATTGGCGTGTTTCCAATTACTGATGCAATTAAGTCGCGCGCACGATTTATAGTTGCAACACGCATTGCCCTATTTCTCAAATCGCCCTGAATATAAGATTGATACTCACCGATTGATTCAACGCCTGAGCCTGTGCCTTTGTAGAAAGTTCCACCCGCGGCCGCTGCAACTGAGGCGGTTTCCTGTGGGGAAATTGCCGCTTTAGTTACCTTTGTTTTAAAAATCGCCATGTTTTAGTGTCCCATATTTATCGGTTTTTTGGTGGCATTGGGCCGAGGACTATCCAATCCCGACAAAAGGTAAGAAACGGCCCAACGCCAATATGCACATTAGCGACTTGCGAAAGCAATGATGGGTTTACCAACAACAGTAGGGCGGCTGGCCATTGCGGCAGTCCACACCATGCACCGGGCCAAAGATATTTCTCCTGGACTTCTAGCCGAGGATAAAGCGATAGAAGATTCCGCTTTTACGGCCACGGCGCGTTGGACATGTTCGCTTAGTTGTTTTGAACCATCGTGAACTAATATCCCTTCAAAAATCATGTTTTTTACGCCTGCCGTGTATCGGACAATTTCGCCGTACCCGACTGTTTGAGTTCTGCCGTCATATTGGGTTGGCCAATGGATTTCAATGCTCGGCGATATAAGAAACTTGACAGAAGTGTTAGCAACCTTGGCAACTTCGGCAAGCATTTCGTTATAAGAGTCGGCAACGAAACAAACGGTGACTGCAACCCGTCTGTCAGGTAGTTGGACTGAGCGAACCCCGAAATAGCGTGAATCATCTAACGAAACCTCAATTCCTAAATATCCGCCGTCAGGGATGGTTTCTTTATATTCCAATTGCGGCCACATACCCGGCGGAATCCAACCTTGGTCACTGGCAACCCACAGGTTGCATGATGCACGCAAGAATTGGGCACGGTTTGGGTTTAACGATTCGCTTCGCAAAGTGTCCATTGACAGGGTGTAACCCAACGCTGGATTTCCCCATTTCCAAGTGCTTTCTAAATTTACATCCAGTGACGGGTCAGGTGACCATTCGGCCAAATAGAAAGTAGAGGTTTTCCCTGTGTCAATAGCACGCAAACCCTGTTCCCGCCAACGCTTCATCACCGTGCTGGATTCTGTGCCCGCTGTACTCCACATAGAAAGCAACGGTGATTGCCTTGCGCGCTGGGAAGGTATCAAACCGCCGTCAATGGCTTCCTCGGAAATGTCCCAAATTTCGTCTGCAACAATAAGGTCATTTGAAGTGCCGTGACCAACATTGGGTTTAGCGGCGCGCACTATCCATCGTGAACCGTCAGGCATTTGTACTGCATTGCGCCCGTAAGCCTTAGTAAGTTTTGCCCCAAAACGAACTTCAAGTACATCGGCTAACAAATCAAACAAAGTGACCGCCAAGTCAAGACGGTTCGCAGTAGTCAGCACCATTTGTTTTCGCCCCCGTATTTTGGGCATCTCGGTCAACCAAAAACCAACCAATGCGGCAAGGGCCGTTGTTTTTCCCGCTTGGCGCGCGGTGCTTACAAGTGAAACACGGTTTAACAAATCACCATTGTCGTCATAAGCCAACTGACCATTCAAACAATGCAACTGCCAAGGCATCAAATCAATCTGTAAATGCTCTTTCGCCCACACCCCCACCTCAGCGCCAAATGAACCCGCCGCATTATGGGCAGGGCTTTCCAGTCTCGGACAGTCCTGGCCAGTTCCGTTCGGTTCAGGCTGATTCGCTTCGGATAGAGGAAAGCGAGGGGCTCGGGGGATGTCAATCGGCAGTAAAAAAGCGTTTTGCTTTTCTGAATTCAAGTTTTTGTCGGTTTGTTGTTGCATTGCTTTTGCTCGCGCGCTTTTTGTTTGTGCGTTTCTTTTATTTTTTAGTATTGCGCCTCTTCTTGAATTGCAGGGTTTACACGATGGGACAAGGTTGTTTTCTATTCCGCCACCGTCAACATGTGCAATAAGGTGGTCGGCTTCTGTTGCTACTCCACCACACCAATGACATTCTGGGTTCTCTTGTAGTAGCAAGCGTCTTGCTTTTGCATATTCTTTATTGTTTGTTGTGCTTTGTCGTGGCATCTCACGCGCCTTCGGCTTGTGCTAGCGCGCCGCCAGGGCGGCTTGCTTGCTCTTTAGTTAGGGGGGCTTTCATGTCGGGCTAGGCCTTTCGTTGTTCTTTGTTATGTGTCTTGTTTGTTTAGCGTAACGCAAGACATAAGTGTGAATGCCCCACCCACTGGATTGCCCAACCCAGTACCCAAATACTTTCAATGATGAATGTTTACACCTCGCCTAATCGCATTGCCTAAACCATTTCGTCTTGCATGATTCAGTGCGCGACCATCTACCCGCGTTGCCGCGTTTCATCCAACCGCCCTGCGACAGGCTTAGGTCATGGGTCTAGCCGATTGTTTAAATACTGTGATTAGTTAACAGGTATAACGCGTATTCCATGTCATTAGGTTTAAGCACCGTGTTATATATGCCAGCGTTCTCAAATGCCAGCAACCAACGCTTTTGCCCAGGCGTAAGTTTGCCTTTATCTGATTTAAGTTCCACAATGTACAACTTCCCGCTAACCGGGTGCAGCAATACCAAATCAGGGAAACCCGTGTCCCCCTGCACATGTGTAGCCCAATGGCCGCGTGACGATTGTGCTGGCAGGTCATGGTGAATAAGCCATCCATACCGTTTAGCAACGCTAATGATTATGTCTTTAAATTCGTTTTCAGTCACGGTCTTGCCACATCATCACAAGAATGGTTGCCCATACGCCCAGCACAATGCCAATAATGTTAAACGCTGCATAAATCATTTAAGCACCGCTATTATTGCGCTTGCCTCATGAGACTTCAGTAACTCCAGGATGGCTTCATCGCTGTTCAGGGTGCGTTGTATGAGTTCCAGTAGGCGTAAATCGTCTAACCCTGCATCCTTGGCCAGTTTCTTTATGTAACCCAACTGTTTAGGGGTGGCAAATGCACCGCGGGGTATGTGCACTGGCGTTTCCCTGGTATCAGTTGGCGTTAGGCGTTGCACCTTTTCCATTTCGTTGCGCGATGGCCTAGGGCCGTTTCCTGTGGCCTGTATCGGGCAGTTAGCAATTGCGCGCCCAATGGCAGATGTTTCACAATTTTCTACAAATGATGTTGCGTTAACTCCGCGGTCAGTTTTGACTTCCTCTGCATAACCGCTAGCCATTGGGTCTTTGTCATCTTTGTCTGCATACAGTTCGGCGCGAAAGACGCACACATCACCGGAATAGTTCATCATGCATGTGTATATGCGCCCGTTTGGGTATGCAGCCCACCAACGCGCAAGGCGTGATTCAACTGTTTCGTAATTAGAAAGGTCAAATGCCATCAGATTGCCACCCAGACGATTGCATTGCGGCCGTACCGGGTTTTACGGCGTAAACCGCTATCAGTGATGTGCCCATCTTTGTGTAGGCCGTTAATGCGTGCAGAAACAGATTGTGCAGGTAGCAACAGCAATGTTGAGATTTCATCGGCTGTCATGCCTTTTGCTTCAGACTTTCCAGCCCACTTAATCCAAAAGTGGATGAGTTCGCGTTGTTTTCCTGCGTGAGGTTTTGCCTTTTCGGCGGCTTCGCGTGATGTGTCGCCAGCATCGTGACGCACTGCAACGCTTGGATGGTCTATTGCCACTTTTGTTTTGTGGCCACCTAAACCAATGGTGGATGTGAACATTTCAAACTGTTCGCTCATGTCGGGATTCCTTTGTTTAGTCGGGTTTAATCTGGCCGTTCAGGCCTTCAATTGCCAAGATAACACACTCTGCATAGTCATCCTGACCACTGAGTTGAAAATCAATCAGCATGTTTCTTAGGCCACGGATGAGGTGGTCATCACGGTATTTGCGGGGCGCATGGTTAGGGCGTGCAATTTCATCCAACATGTTAAACACGGCCATTTGGTATTTCATGCCGCCCGCTTCCAAGATTAATTTGCGTGTTTCCTCAGAAACTTCGCCCTGATTCCAAGCAACGCCTTCGCTCATTGTGCTGTTCTCCATGGTGACCATCCTGAACGGGTAAAGATTATTAGCCCTGCACGCAAGTTAATTTGGGGGTCAAGCAACATTTCGCATGAGGTCAGCAAACCCGCTTTTTGAAGGTAACTGTTTGCGCCTTTGCACCAAAACCCATTAATTTGCATAAGGCCGTAACTGCCTGTCATTGGGTCTTTCCGGTTGTGCGCTATTGCAATGCCATTGCTTTCGCGGGTTATCACCTTTATTAGTTTGTTGTATTCGCTAACAGGCCAACCAAGGTTGACGGCTAAAGCGGCAAATTGTGCGGGTGCGCTTGCGTAGGGGTCAATGAAAAGCGTGCTTGAAGTAGTGGTTGAGGGTTCTATCAAGTAGGGAGCAACGGCCAGCATGGTGCTAGGAGGGCTGGAATAGGCATCCTGAGGGCCTGAGAAGGCCGTAAACCCTAAAAGGGCAGAAACCAACCCTGCGAGTAATTTAGGTGCTGTAAAGGTCATAAAGAAAATTCCTTTCATCGGGTGAATTCCACCCTAAAGCACGGGTAATGCTATTGCAAGGATTTGGCGTTTTTCCATGCCCTGACTGCCTCAGGGACTTTATCGCCAACAAAATAATTTATATGCCAGGGCTCAGAATCCAATTCCCAACTGAATCCATATTCCAAACAATGCTCTTTCATAAATTCAAATCGTTCACCCGAAGCGGTGTGAACATCTACTGAAATACCCCAGTTGTGATGTGATTTTCCAGGTTGTGCAATTGGTGCGTTACCCGGCTTTAGATACCAATTTTTGCCGTTAAACAAACGAGGCTTGACACCTTCCAATGGAACTGTTGTCATGCGTGCGTTCCATGCTTGCAGTTGCAATGTAATTGACCTGTATGTGTCGTTTTGCGAACTTGGTTTAAAGATTGTTATTCCCTCTTTGTGTGCTCGCTCTTTTAAAGCACCCCAAGCGTCAGCGGCCGGGAACAGCAATTTCCCATAAGGCTTTACATCTACCAACATGTTTGCTGGTATTTCGCCAGCGCGACAATGCGCAACAATTGTTGGAAAAATGACTTTATGCTTGTGGGGTACTGTCACGCCCAAAACCTTTGTCGTTTTTGTTTACCCAACGCATTACAGGTGGAATAATTGCGGCTATTGCGCCTTTTGCATAGTCACGCGGGTCGGTTGTCCCTGTTGAATACACGGCTACAAGTGCGCCCACTAGTGAGCGTGCGTAACTTGCCAGCATTGCTTTGTCTTGTTCTCTCATTTGTGGTTCTCCAAATGTCCGTCTATTTTTTGTTCTATTCGGCCAAGTGTGCTGTGTACTTGTCCGTGGTCTTTTTTGTTGTCGCTGCCAATTTTGCTAATGAGTGCCACGAGTACAGCGAAACCGCCACCGACGCAAGCAACCATAATTTGAGTATCCACGGCATTACGACAATAAGGCGGTTACTTCGTCGGCAGTCAAACCTAGTTTTGCTAAAACAGCCTTTTTTGCATCTGCTTTTGCTTTGTCCTCTATTGCTTTTTCTGCTGCATATTCTTGGTTTGTTTTGAGCAAATCCAATTCTTCTTTGTTTAGTTTGCGTTCAATGGTTTCACCAGTTGAAGCATCAACGAAATGGCCCATAGTTGTCATGAATTTACTACTCCATATACGCTAACTGTTCCTGTAAAAATGCTTCCGCCCGTAGAGTTAGAAAGAATAAACCCTGTGTAGGTTTGCGCGCTATTCACATAACCACCACCGCTTGATGCTTCTGCGTTTTGCACCGAAAACGATTGACCAGTTATAAGTGCTTTAGCACTAACGCCAACGGCTGAAATGTTGAACGCGCCAGTAATTTGAGTTCCGCTGTCTTGGTTGAGAATAAGAAAAGCGGCATTGCTGTTGGCAATTGAGCCAGTAGCACCATTGAAATATGAAGTGTTAAACCCGCCGTAATAATTTGCTGCCATAGTGGTACTGCCATAACGGAATTGGAATCTTAAATCCTCGCTAACACCGCCAGTTAAATCAAAGAGCACAACATAAAATTTGTAAGTCGTACTAAAACAATTGTCAATGGTGATAGTTGCGGCCGCGCTTGGGCTTGCTGTTGCAATCCATTGCAAACCACTGACGCTTAACCACGATGAACCGTCATAATACTGGGTAATGTTGCTTGCTTCAATATATGCCATTTGGCCTTCGGCCAGAGTTTTTTCACCTGTACCACCAAACGCCGCGTCACGGGTAACCGTGGTGGCAAAAACAGGTATGCCAGTATTTATTTCTTTTTGCTGTTGTGCAGTCAGAATTTGACCAGCGGTAAATACTGGCACTGAGGTTTGTGCGTTTGCTCCCATAGTGTTCCTTATCCTAAGACATTGAGGGCATCTAGTGTGCCATATGTTGCGTTATCTAAAATTAGTTCATAAACCACAGTTGTTGGCGCGGTACTGATTAAAACCCTATGCCCTGAACTGATGTCTAAATAGTGTTCTATTCCTTCCACAGACAATTCCTGGGCAAGTTGGGTTGTGCCAGTACCGCTAGGGAAAGTCTTTTCAATGGTTACGGTGTCGCCAATATCAATGGTGGCCACCGTGTCGCGTTGGGCTGTCGTAAGGGCCATGAACGCAGTTTCCACCGAGGTGAATCGGGCTTCAGGGTCAGGGTTTAAAAGGTAACTAGCCGCTGTATCAATCTCGCCTTGTTCATGTAGCAAACTGTTTGTGATGCTTGAAGTTTGAATAAAGTATGTGGCAATAGATGTTGCATTTTCCACAGTTTCAGTGTTGCCATTTAATCCAGTCACAACACTTCGGTTAATTACTGCGTCCGCTTCAAACGAGATACCTAAACCAAAATAGGGAATTGCTGTTCCGTCATCATGAAAATCTGCTACTGGAGCCGACAGGGTATTTCCCACACGATTTTCAAAGGTCAGCACCCCCGCCCTTGACATGAACAAACGGCCAAATTCGGCGGTGTCATTGATTTGCGAAATGTATGTCAAAACATTTGTGCCGGCCTCAACCGTATAAGCCGCATCATGACCAAGGTTTACCGTGCCGGTTGCAATGTCACGGCTTACGCCAGTTGGGAAATCTACTTCAGGCAGACTCAAAACTGTATTGAGTCGCGCACCTGACAATTCAGCCGATGGGTTAAATTCGTCTAAGTAGGTTTGAGACAACAAATAAAATTGGTCAGCACAAAACACGGTGACGCTATCTAAACCGCCAAGCGCAAAATTGTAATCATAATTAATGACGAAACCACGGAAGATGTATTCAGGGTTATCGGCGTTGTCATAACGGATAAATTTGACTTCGCGCATTGGTGCAAGTCCAGGAACATTTTGGTTGACATCATAAAATGGGCTGTTTTCATCAAAGGGATTAAAAATCCCTGAAACATCCAAAATTGTAAAAGACATCGTTCCCGCACTGAATGTGTCACCAATGTCGCGGCGGCCGCGCTTCACGGCAATTTCTTGTGTTGATTCAAGCACTGACGCAAATTGTGTTGTTCCATTTAACACATAGTCAGGATTATCTAAAACACCTTTTACCGCATCATCTAAAGTAAATGCGTCAACAACAAAACCTGTATCAATTTGCAGGTCATAATTGCCGGCGTTGACAACTGGAAACCCTGGCATTAGGCAATGTTCAGGGCAAGCGGCCCTGCACTCCGCGAATAGGCGCGCAAAGCGTTGACAACCGATTGACCAATTTCTGCACTAGTTGACAGTCCGCCCGTCACATTGATATTGACATTGCTACCACCACTATTCATTTTTGAGAGGGGCACTACGGCTTCTGGCCCGGCCTCCCCGATTAAGGCCAGGGTTGGACGATTGACGATGCCTCCCTCTGCCATTTTTGGTATGCCACCGCCAGCAATAGTTGACACAATACGGCTAACAGTTTCAGTAACACGAACATCAATGTCAATAGTGCGTTTCATTTTTGCCGCTATAGCATCCATTTTTTCCATGAGTTTCGGCGTCATTCTGTCAAGTGCGCTTTGTATTCCAGTAACCATTTTTTCGGCTACATCAATACCACCCTGATACCATTTTCCTGCCGCGTTCAAACCAACCTTGTCGGCTGCCGAATTGGCTGAATCAACCAAAGCGTTTGTTTCATCAATGGCGGCTTGGCCACCTGCAATAAGTTGGTCAGCAATAGCCGCGCCCGCTATAGCACCTGATGCAAGCACTTTGGCCAATGCATCTTTGCTTAAATTTCGGTCTAACAAATCTTGTATTTTTTTTGCATAATCAATAATTCCAGAAACTTGACTACGCAAACCTTCAAGAAATCCGC